ATACGGCTTCAAGAAATGCTCTTTTTTCTTCTGAAGTCATTTTCTTTTCTTGCTCTTCTTCACCAATGTTTACTCTTTTGTAAGACTTTGATGATTCGTTAAGTAAATCTTTTAATTTCATAATATATCCCTAATCTAAAAACATTCACAATAGCCACCAACTTCACAGATGATGTCTCTCATAATGTCTTGTGCTTTATTATACTTATAAGTATCTTGTTTTCTACTAATACCTTCATTTATAACACCTTCATTCTTTGGCGACATAAATGCCCCATGAGTTGATGGGTTAGATACAAAGTCCCAACAAATTAATTCAAAGTCTTGTTCTACTGCAACAGTCCCATCTTCACTTATCTGTTTTACAGAACCCATACCTCTTGAAGAGATACCAACAGTACAACCTGCTTTTATAATTTCTTGTAATATTTTTCCTGATGGTGTATTTAGAATTTCTACTGTTCCGATTACATCATCACCTCTCCACTTTACATTTCTTACAATGTGTGAAGTGTTTTTTAATTCAACTACTGATGATTCTGGATGGTCTAATTCACCATACGCTCTATTCTCTGCGATTTCTTTTCCTAAGTACTTAGTAACTTCTCTTCTTAATATATCTTTTGGATATACTCGTCCATTTTGGTTTTTAGCGTTTGCTCTTTGTAAAACACCATCTACCAGAAATCTACCATGTTCAGATTTAGCCTCTGCCAACATAGTAGGAGTTACTTCAAATATCATTGTATCAATTAAAAGTGATTTCATCTAACCTTCCCATTGTTTTTTCTTACGATATAAATCAAAGAATACTCTGGCTAATTCATGACGAATTAACTTTCGTATTTGTTGGATATCTGTGATTTCCAACTCCTCTTTCAAGGTCACCTTTTTATTTTCACACCCACAAGACATATTAAGCACTCAATTCTTTTAATTGTCGTGCAACTTTTAACATTCTTTCAGAAATCTTACCAAATCTTTTTTGAGTAGACTTCCAATACTGACCAGTATGTACACCCGTTTCAGTTTTTAGTTTAGAGTTCTGATTTACAATCTTTGTAATTTCCCACATCAATCTATTAATCTCTTTAATTGAAGTATTTACTTTTTGATGAGCTTTCATAGAGTCATCTCGTTTGTAATCACGATAACTAGCCTCAACTATTTTTTCTAACTTAGCTTCAATCTTACTAACAGATTCTAATTTCTTAATATTCTTGTTTGACTTCTTAGATTTCTTGTACCCAAATACTTCTATGTGGTCATTGTCCATATCGTCCTCACTTTTTGCAAACGCATAAGGAGTTTTTGGTGGACCTGCGCCACCATCTAAATTACCTGTAACATTGGCTTCATCTTTAGTTTCTTCTTCCTCTTCTTCTTGTCCAAGTAGAACAGTTTTCTTTTCTTCCAATTCCTCGAATCTTTTATCGAGTTGTTCAAGTAAAAATTTAGACATTTATCTTCTCCTTAATTCGTCAAGTAATTGATTATATCTTAATAGAGCTAATATTTGATTTTCGTTAACTACTTTATGCTTAGTTAACTCTTTTATAAGATTTATTGTTTCATTAAGTTTAATATTAGTAACTTTATCGGAAATCTTAATAGATTTTAATTCTCTTTTCAATCTAGCTACCTCAGAAACAACAAATTTTCTTAAATTTTGAGAATTGTCAATGTTATTGATGTAATTTTTCAATATAAGTTTTTGAGATTCTGAAAGAGTCGAGTATTTTGAATTAAACGAGTCTACTAAGAACTTATATGCTAATAGTCTAACCTCTTTTGGTTGTTTCTGATATTCTTTGTTAGATACATCCTCTGTTATTACAACTTTATCTGTTGTTATTGATTCAAAGATTGTATTCTTACACTCTACATATTCTTTTGGTGATTGTGATTCACTATTTTCAAATAATTTGTATGCAGATGCTAATTCTTTATAATTTGAAACTCTATATTTAAAAAAGTCTTCAATAAGATATGAATCTTTTATAGATTTGATTAAATTGTACTTTTCTCTTTTTAAAGTACCTTCAATTAACTTAGCTCGTTCTTTTAAAACAATGTTTAAGAACTCTTGTGCTTTATATTGAGAGTCAAAGTTCTCTTTTGTAAGAGCTTGATATAATTTTAGCTCTGTTGCGAGTTGAGAACCTTTTGTAAAGTGTTTTTTTATAATCTGAGTTGCATAGCAGGTATTATCTGATAAAGTATCAGAGGCAATTTGTCGAACTAATAGTTCAAACAGAATTCCTGTGTTTTTAAATTTACTATGTTTTAATTTTCCCATTTTTATTACCTTAATTATTAACAACTACACTATAAATATCTAAAAAAAAACTAAATCGTGTCATCTATTAAATTGTTCTCATCTAACAACCCACCTTTATCATTAGGTTTGGAGTCATCTTTCAAAGATTCAAGTATTACACTTCTTGTTTTTCTCTTCATCTTACTAAGACTACTTTTCATAGCTTCGGCTTGTTCATATGCCAATGGTGATATCTTATGTTTACTATAAGATGTCTCTGGCTTGGACGCTCTTCTATTCATTTTTTGTCCAATTGGGTCTCTTCCAAATGGATTATCATCCGTTTTGTAGTTCCCTGCCTTTGGTGGTCTTCCCGCGCCATCAAATCCACCATCTGGTGCACCAGGAGGGTTACTTGGAACACCCGAATTACCATATTCGTTTTGTGAACCTTCTTCACCATCACCATTTTGTTGTATCATAGCTAAATCATGTGGAGTACCAAACGACTCACCTGATTTTATTGGGTCATTACCTTCAGATTCTATCTGTTCATGTCTGAAACCTAACTTAAGGTCGTTTATTACCTTACCTTGTTCAAGTTTCCATTCATCGTCTGACATATTAAAGATGTTTTTGTATACCCATTCTTGAGATACCATCTTAAGGTCTTTTAAATCACTTGCAAGTCTTGTTTTTTCAGTCCAAAGATTTGCTTTCTCTTGTTCGTATATGATTGATGGGTTAGTCAACTCTAATTCAAAGTTAACTAAGTCTGCATTTTCATATCCTTGTGAGTATAAGTGAATGATTGCAATCTTTGTTAATTCAGATAGTACAATTTTTTGTAATCTCTCAACAGTTCTTGCGAATCTAATATCTTCTTGTGCTAATGTTGCTTTACCCTCAACACCTTCTTCATATCCAATAAATGCTTTTGGAACTTTAAGTGCTGCTAACATTCTATTTTTTAGATATTCAATATCATCAATACCACCGAATTCCATTCCACTTAGGGAATCAATCTCAGTACCACTTTGTCCACCTCTAACAGGTAGATAGTAATCTTCTAACATATTTTGAAGGTTGAACTTAAGGTTGTAGTCACCTGTATTTTGGTCGAGGTAAGGAACTTTCTTCATTTGGTCAATAATACTTCTCATGTGATTATCAACTTCATTAGGTGGAATGTTACCTACATCGATTTTGAACACTCTTTTTTCAGGCGCTCTCATAATTCTATGAATCATCATTGCGTCTTCCATAAGAGTTAATTGTTTCCAAGTTTTTCTTGCACCTTCAATTAGAGAACGACCATATGGAAGGAAGTTTGTATCTGACATTAATCTAAAGTGTGCCATTTGATAAAACTCCATATAGTCTGCTTGTTTGTTAGATGCGACACCATGAGCTGCGCCAGCTGAACCTAACTTAAATCTAACTTCATAAGGATTCTCTGGATTAAAACCTTCTTCTCTTTCTATTTCATATGCTGACATTGGTGATGCGTTTACAATACCCACACCTTCTTCAATATCAAGATGTAAAAAGTAATCACCATATTTATTCATACCTCTAATCCAAGACCAAAGGTTAAACTCTATATTCAGTACATCATAGAAAAGGTTTTGTAATATCTTTTTTACATTCTCGTCATTTGTCTTAATTCTAAGAACATCACCCATATCATTTTTTAGGGTACATTCATCCGAGTATATATCTAATACAGATGCGATGATTGAATCTTTATCCATCGCTTCATAATCTGTATATAATTCTAATTTATTTGAATGGTAGTTGAATTGGTTATTATAAGTTTCCCAATGCTTTCTTGTAGTGTGTAATCTACCGAACCTATCATAATAGGACGAGCTCCTCAAGTTACCTTGTGATTGTAGTCTTTGAGTATCGATAGCTTGTGTGTTACCTTTACCAATTCTACGAACAACAACTTGGGTGTTGAATAATTTCTTTAGTCTACCAAATAATGATTTATCTGCCATATTTTCTACTTCTAATTATATTGTATACTTATACATTCTATAAATATACAAAAAAAATAGTTTATTTCCAAATTTTATAACAACCAAGTTAAATCTTGGTCATTACCATGCTGGTCTTTCTGTTTCCAAGGGTCTATTCCAAGGTTTCTATTGTTATAAGCACCTGGTTGATTCCTTTTTATGTGGGTTAATGTAGTTCTTGTTAAGTCCATACCTTGTTGTCTTAACTTCAATGCCGTATCTCTAACCCAAAGACCTGTTGAGAAAGATATTACTAAATCATCATTATAACCTCGTTGAGCTTCTGCTCTACTACCATTCCATATAAAAACAAACAACTCATCGATTAATCTTTTTGACCTAATCATTGGTGTTCGTTCTCTCATATAAGTATCTAATTTAGATATAACCAATGGGCGAGTTCTACTTGTCATTGAGAACCCAGGAACCATATCGTCTTTTCTTTTTAAATCAAAACCTTTTCTAAGATGAATATCCTCATCGACATAACCTAAATCTCTGTATGAATAATATAGGTTTTGGTAGTTTCTGTCTATAACTTCTTGTATTACTGCCCAACCAATGTTTGCGTTTTCAATTACAAGTAATGCATTGTTCCAATCAGTTGCAACCGATGTTAAAAATGCACCATATTGTTTTGTTTCAATCTTACCTTTATATTCAGCAACTTGTTCCACAGTCTCAACATCAAAGACATGAAACGCAGAATAGTCAGTAGAATCCCCACGAGCAACATCAGCCACAACAACATAATCACGAGAATAGTTAGGGTAATCCCATAACCAATAATTACCATCAAAACCTCTTTTTTCAATAGGGTCTTTAACATGCGTCTCTTCATACCATTTTAATGTTGAACCTTCTACTACTGTATAACCAGAACTGATGAAATCACAATCACATTCTTGTGCTGCTCCCTTTTCACCAAGTAACTTTGTTTGTTGTTCTCTCCATGCTTCATCTCTTTCTGGATGGACACTCCAATGTAACTCTATCGGATTCCATTGTTCACCTGCTTGTCCTTGTAACCATATTTTGTGAAAAAAGTTACCGACACCATTTGGTGTAGATAACACGATTGCCCCACCACCAGTTGATAGTGTTGATTGTGCAGATGTCCAAATTTCTTCTACATTATCGATAAATGCAGCTTCATCAATTACCAATAATGATAATGCTTCAGAACGACCCGCGTCACCTGCAGCAGATGTTGCTTTTATCTGAGAACCATTTTTAAGTCTTAATGATAACTTGTTATCTTCTTCAGTATTACCTCTTAACCAAGATGGTAAATTCTGATGCATGAATCTAACTTTAGTAACTAAGTTTTTTGCAACCTCTTGTTTAGTTGCAATTACTAATACATTTTTATCTTCATGAAATAACATAAGCCAGAGAGAATATCCGGCTGATAGTGTTGATATACCTAATTGTCGTGATTTAAGAATTACATTAAATCGATTGTCGGAAACTGCCGACATTAAGTCTTCTTGGAAGTCGTATAAATTAAAAAGAATTTTACCACGAGATGGGTGTTGAATATAACAATACTTTCTAAAAAAATATACGGGGTCTTTAGCACATTTTAAGTACTCTTCCTTTATGATTTGTTTGATATTCTTTTGCATACATTTACTTTTTCCCCTTGAACGAGATTTTCCAATAGACTCTACCGATTACTATTGGTTGGAAGTTCTGATTAACACCAAGCCCCACTCCATATACATTATCTTTTTTAGATTTGTAAAGTAAGTCTCCAGATAAAAAGTTTATTTGCTTAGAATTACCACCGACACTTACCCCACCAAACAATTTTGGTTTATTGAGGTAAATGTCATTAGTAATGGTTGTAGTTGGTATTAATACTTGGGAGTCAAAGTTTCTACTAAATATCTTGTTTTGAGATATTGTATCTATAATAGTAATGTAACCCAACGAATCTAACTTAAGAGTATCTTGATAGACATACTTGCTATAATAATCTTTTAAGATTTCGAGGGTATCGATTTTAGTTTTTAATACTACTGTATCTGTAACAGTCTTTGTCTCTATTCTTGTTTTGTATTTTGGTACATAAACTTTTTTTTCTACTGTTAGAGTGTCGTATCGTGTTTCGATTTTAGTAACAATCTTTTCAGTAGTAACATCGTCACCACCACCACAAGTTTTGAGTAAGACAAGTATACAGAGGACAATAATTATTAAGTTTTGGAGTTTTGTTCCAGCCTTTTTAAATAGTCCCATTACTATGTACTCCTATGAGTTTATTTTTTTCCGCTTCCTCTACCTGAACCTGAACCTGAAGATTTTCTTCCTCTTCCTCTACCTGAACCTGAACCTGAACTTGCTTTACGAGGTTTTCTACCTTTTCGGTTTTTACCCTTTGCAGCTGAGACAACATCTTTAGTTTGTTTACCGACTTCTTTTACTGCGTCAGCAACATCACCGAGCTCTTCTTTAACTCTTTTTGCTCTTCTTTTTACTTCTTTAGCAACTTTTTTAGCGTCTTCGATAGTATCTTCTACTTCATCTGGAATGTAGTCACCATCTCTGTCGTTAATTTTACCTTGCTTGTAAAAGTAATAGTATACACCTGCTCCGACAAGTAGTACACCTAAAATAATAAAAATTGTAGTCATAATTTTTCCGTTTTATTTGATTATTAATTAAACTTTGATTACTAATATAAATATGTAAATTAATTTAATTAGTTGATTTTGGGATTTCCCTACAATTATCTTCTAACTTTTCTAAGATATCGTAGTACTCATCTTTTTTAAGAAGTTGAATGAAATCGTTATTTGCTCCAACCAAATCTTCTTTTATTTTATTCCAAACTTCATATAGTTCGGGTTTGTTTTCTTTTTCAGCTTTATCATAAAATGTTTTTGCACCCCATAGATGAAATATCTGTGTACCCAACTCTTTCATAACTTGTACTGATGGTACATTCCAAACTTGGTGTTGGAATCCTAATGGTGTTGATAATGCGTTAGTTAATGACTGAGACTGAAATGGGGTTTCTCTTGATATTGGTGCACCAGTATTATCATATTCTTCTTGGAACATCATAGCACTTAATAACCATTGTTCCATTGTGATTTGTGGTGCAGTACTATCTGTAAAGTCTGATTTTTCGAAAAACTTTTCAGAATAACCACCTTTATTATTTAGAACAAATCTAAAGTACTTGTCTGTATACCTTTTTAAAAATTCCATGTCTGTAAAACAAATAGCTGCACAATTTGCAGGCATTGTGTTTATAAATGCCATCACATCCCAATCACTCCATTTAAAAGCTTTTGGTTTATTTAAAACTGATGGGAATGCGTATGTTGTTGGTGATTCTGTATGTAAGAATGATACCTGTGCTCTTTCTAATACATCAGGTGTTATGTTGTGTAGTACTAAATCGGTATCCAACATAAGGAAAGGTTCTTCTTGGTGTTTCATTACCCATAACTTTGGTGAAGACCAATAATCTTTAGAAATCTTATCACTTGGATATTCGTCAAGTACTTCAGTATTGACTTCATCATATAAAGTATCCATACCAAATTTTTTATACTCGTTTAAAGTATAAGTGTCTACATACAACATGATTTTTTCAGAGGGACTTGATACCCTCAGTTTTACAACACTAAGTAATTGTGTTAGGAGTTCTAAGTCGTTAAAGGATTTACCCTCTTCGAGCTTATAAGTGTGAATGTACTTCATAACTTGTTTTTTAGTTTTATATAAATATGTAAATTAATTTAATGAAATTGATTACCATTTTTTACAAGACCAATATCTTGCTTTATGTCTCGGTCCAGGATTATCACAATTGTGTCTTGCTCTAAATGCTTTCCTTCTTTCAGGATTATTTTTTTTGATAGACATTGTCTTTTCATTTCCCTTACCTTTGTGACCAAAGTTTACTTTCACTACATTTCCTTTTGGATTCTTAACATAGACTTTAAACTTTTTAACATCACCTTGCATTATTTTACCAAGCTTGACATCCCTACCTTGATACTCTGCTTCATTTATATCAGCTTTGTATTCTTTCATAAAGTTAACAAATTCTTTTATGTCTTGTTCATTTTCTACATCATATTCTTCTACTACTGAAAATCCTTCGTAAATAGATTTAAGATACTTTAAAAAGTCTTTGTCCTTTTTCATGTCTTTAAAGTCTGGGTCTGAAAATACATTCTTGATAAAATCTCCCGCGTCTTTAGAATCTTGTCTAATTTGGTCGATTACTTTAAACATACCTTCGTTTACTGATTCTTTTACAAATCCTTCTTTGAATAAAATTTTACCTGTTCTATCTTCAATTGCGATAGTTGCTCGTGGGTATCCACCTTGCATCATTCTAAATGCTGCTGGGACTGCCATTGGTGTTTTTACTAATTCTTGTTTTACAACCTTACCTAACATAGTTGCCACAATACTAACAGGATAACTTCCTTTTTTAGCTGCTTTATGTATGATTGCAAGACCTGTTGATTCATCTATTGATTCATGCATATCTTCGATGGTAGCTGCCATATCACCAATAGCCATAGTTACATTTCCGTTTCTTTGATATAGATAATACTTAACACCTTTTGGATTCGCCGGATTTTGTAGAATGATTCTTTCTACTTTTTGTTTACCAACTAAAGTTTTTCCTTTGGATACTACAAATTCCTTTTCAACTCCACCCCTCATTGATGAACCATACTTAATCGTAATCTTATCACCTTTTTTAAGTTTATCGTAAACCTTTAATCTTTTTTTCATATCCATAGATTTAGCTTCGTTTACTGATTCTCTCATACTACCATCATAATTCATTGCCCAATTATTGAAGTTATCAAGGATTTTAGCAATCTTTCTTTCTTCGTCTGAACCATACGGATTGTAATTCAACTTCTTTTTCAAAATATCTAATTCTTTTTGACCGAAGTTTTCGTATCCACCTTTTTGTTTCCACTTTTTCATTAACTTTTTCTTAGTGGTTGATACGGTATGATTAACGTTCATAATAGTGTAAGCACCTTCGTTTACTGATTCTTTTTTCATAAGTTTGTAAGCCATATGTCCCATCATTACGATACCACTCTTAACAAACTTATCTTTATTAGATTGTTGTTTAAGTGCATCATATACTTGAACCATTAGGTTTGCTGAATTCATATCAACTCTTACCTTCTTACCACTCTTAGTATCTTTAATCAAATCGTTTTGTTTATTCTTTACGATTTTTCTTAATGTAGTAATTACTTCAGGTTCTTTGGCTTCGTTTACAAATGATTTTGCATAGGGATTAGAAATCACTTTACCTAACTCAGGTGTGAATCCATATTTGTATTCCATGAATGACTTAACATTTTGATATTCTTCTTTTATAATACTCTTGAGTTGTTTTTTATCCATGATGTCCCTTAGTCTATTGTTTTTGGAAACTTAGTTTTCTTAGCTAAATCTAAAAGTTTTTTTAAGTCTTCAGGATTATTTCTGTTGAATTTATCTGCGTTCTTTTTGTTTTTGAAAATTGCTGATACTTTCTTTCCGTTATCATCAATCATAATGATAATACCATTTTTACCAACATGCCTTTCATCAAATACAGATACCTTTTCTTCAATAGTCTCTTCTACATTTTCTTTTGTAGTTCTCCAACCACCACCTGCGGCTTTATATTGTTTTGCCGCCCATGCGTTTGCGTATGCTGATGGATATACATCAAACTTCTTTTTAGCTTGTGATTTGTAGTAAGACCATTTAGATGGATTTGTAGGAACATTCTTTTCAACAAGAACAGATAAGTTTTCTAATAATTTGTGTTCTTTATTTAGAGATTCATTTTTAAGGTCTTCAATTTTTGAACCAAGAGGTCTGCCTATATACATTGATACAAAGAATCCGATTGCATCAAGAATGTCGTGTCCATCCCATTTTGCGGCTGCGGCGATGTCCATTCCTTTAGACTCAAGATTATCTTCCCACTCTCTCTTACCAAAGTATTTTGCACCTTTAGCTTTTGGAAAAAGTTTATCTACTTTCTTAGATGTACTATGAAAGTTTGCGTCTGTTAATGCACCTTTCAAAATAAACATAATAGCGTGATGTGCTTCTGGTGAGGACGCACTTGTTCCTTTAAAATATGCGTCTAAGTCTTTTTTTACTTTTTTATTTAATCTTGGATTCATTGTTATGCCCCTGTTTTACTATTTGTAGGTTTTTTACCTTTAGTTCTGTTTCCACCTTTTTTTGCGTCACCACCTTTTTTCTGTGCCGCTCTTTTTCTTCTTACAAATGCTGCCCTACCTTTTGGTCCTAACTTATTGGCTTTCTCTTGTGATAGACATGCGGCGTAAGCACCACCTTCTTTACCATCACCACACTTACCTAACTTCTGTCCATCTGAACCATATCTATCCCAACCACCACCTGATGAGGTGCCAGTCTTTCCTTTACCAAACCACTTACGAAGGTCTTCATTCATTAGATTCTCTGATACTAATTTTTGATAGACATCAGAAATGGTATACTCCAATGCTAACATATGAGGTACACCATCTGTCTTGTATGACTCGTAAGTTTCTTTTATAAAGGACTTCATTTTTTAACTTCCCATTTTTTTAGATAGTTTTCTTTAAAAAGACGAAACTCGTTATCAATCTTCTCTTCAACATCTTCCCACGACATATCGTTCCATTCTTCTATTGAACCATCTTCATTAACGAATTTCGCCTTTAATGCCGTTTTAACTGCCTGCTTTTCAATCTCGGCTTGTTTTAACCAAGACTTCATATTAGCATAAATCTTTTTTCTTTCGTACTCTTCGTATGTTCCATCAATTCTCATTTGATGTTCCATTTCAATAACACAATCGAAACACATACCATGGATTCCTCTCATGTATATATCGTTTCGTGTTGGCTTTAAGTACGAGTTACAACCTTTTTTACAATTTGGAAACTTTGTTAAGTCTTCTCTTAACTTTGAAAGTTTACCAAGTTTAACCTTGTATCCTTTCTTTTGTTCCCAAAGTGTACCTTCATCATCAGTCCATTGGTCACCAACTTCTCTTTTGACAAAGGATTTAGTCTCACCAAAACTAACATTAGTTTTTGTTTGACTTTTATGTGTTCCGGCAATCATTTCGGTGACTGCTTTTACATTTTTTAACTTTTTTGACATAACACTTGTTTAATACTTTATATAAATATACAAAAATTAATAGAAAAGGCCAAGGATTTGGTTAAGAGGTGCGAATGTACCTGTTAACTTATATGTACCACCTTTATATAGGAATACAATACCCTCGTTTGGTACTATCTTATCTCTACCACCAATACTCTTTAATCTTTCTAATTCCATTTTTAATTTTGCAATCTTTTTTGGGTCACCTGATTTCTGAACATCTTTGATTACTTTATCTAATTGTTTCTGAATATCACGAAGTGATTTATCAGGATTAACAGTAAGTGCTGATGACATAAATGAAAGTACTTCTGCACCAAGACCTAAAAATATATCTTCGAATGGTTTCATATTATTCTTAGCCATTTTTGAGTGGTCTATTTTATCTGTCTTGTTTGCCCAATCTCTTGTTTTAGAATCAGAAATGTTTTTCTTATCTAATCTAAATGATTTATCATAAAACGCCCATCGTTTTACTAACCCCATTTTAGTTTTATTATCTAATGTGGTTGGTGAGTTTTTATCTACAAAATCACTCCACCATGCTTGATGGTAATCTGCAACTCCATTAGAATCTTTTAGTTTAAATTCTTTTTGAAGTTTACTTACCTTCGATGAATAAATTGATTTCTTGTTTGATAAATCCTGACTCCTTGGTATCTTAACAACTGGCGGTCCTTGGATAGTGTAATTATCTTGAACATCGGCATTTACCTGCTTTATCATACCCGCTAATACTTTAGCGTCTGATGTATCAGCACCGATTGCCTTTCCATCTTCATTATACTCCATCGTTCCATGAAAGACTAATAGAGGTTGACCATATGGTATTACATTTACTGACTCCGGCCATATAACTTCAAGGTTCATAAACTTTGAGCCATCCTTGAATATTTTACTTCTTTGCGCATCGGAGAGTTTTGAAATGGCTGATTCTAAATCTCTCATTGCGAAATTATACGCATCGGTCAACCCACCCCTATTAGCAAACTTATCGGCGACACCTTTGATGTCTAATGCGTTAAGTCCTCTGTCTTTGAGGTGTCCTTTATTTCTGGCAGCGATAATACCTCTATCTTTACGATATGATATAGCCAGAGCTTGTCCATCTGTTTTTTCTCTTGCAAATTCTAATGTACCTTCAAGAGCTTTTGATATGATTATTTTTAAATCACCAAATGTCAAATTTATTTCTGTATCGAATGGATGATTCATATGCCCATATGCTCCACCTTCCATAATCATACTTTCATTAAATATATTTTGTGTTCCTGCATTTCCAACATAGGACACAAAGTATAATCGTTGTTTACCAACTTTTTTTGAAAGTACTTGTCCTTCTTTACCTGAGTTGTCAAGTTCTTTTTTTGCATTATCAGGTTTTAAGTAAAAGTTTCTCTTTTGTTTCATTAAAGATGCTTTTTTACTTTTTGGTTTTTTCTTTTCGTCAATGGTTGGTTCGTTATCATTTCCACACTCGTGACATATATATAAGTCATCACCACCATCTTCTATTTTCCAACTATGGTCACATTCATCACATTCAATCGTATCACCTACGATAGCTTCAAATCGTTTTAAATCTTCTTTTAGTGAAGCGGATTTACCTTGTTGTTTTTTTGTGAGGGTTTTAGGAGTAAGGTTATCTAAATCTTTTGGTTCAGCGAATTTAACAAATTCCATACCCAATCTCAATGCAACTCTTTTAATATGTTTTGCCCATTTTCTATAAGCAGGTCTACCAGTTATATCTTTACCATATCTCTTTTTCTGCCCATCCATAGTATCACCACTTGGAAAGAATGATACTTGATATCTACCAGGTCCATTCGGATAATGGGTGTTAAACGATTCCATTGAGTCTTCGTCCATTAAGTAGTTTACAATATCCCAACCTAAGTCCCCAACAACTTCTTCCATCTCTGCTTTATAAGATTTCATATTACCATAGAATGCACCTGGCCCATCATCTACAATACCTTTACCACTTGTTGGAATTTGTGAAGCTTCATTGATTAAACTATTAATGTTAATTGATTGTAAAAAAGATTCCATTACGGATTCTACTGAGATTAATCTACCTGATACTAAGTTAAATATTTTTGGATTGAATTTACCATATACTTTTTTAAAGAATGATTTTCTTTGAGAATCACTCCCTCTCGACATTCCCTTACGAACATCAGTACCACTTATATTACCAAAAGATGGTGATACATAAACATATCCCTTATCTTTGTAACCTGTATCAACATTTCCCTTTTTATACATTGAAAAATATTTTTGATAACCAGGACTTGCTAATCTGTTTGCATCTTTTTTTCCTACGACAGTAATAAATGCCGTTGTTTTTTCTGGAAACTTATCCATCACCTCTGATGGTGAATATGGGTTTTTAACTTGAACAATTTTATTAGAAGGGATTTTAAACATCGTAGTCATAACTTCTCTTTTTTCTCTGAAGTTAAATGGATGTCTTGGACCACCTTGTTTGTTTGATGTACCTATGAATACATTATTCTTACCAAACTTACTGACAAGATGTTCGTAAACTTTTGCGTGTCCAGAATGGAAGGGTTGAAATCTACCTGAGTAAACTACTACCTCTTTTTTTATATCTTCACTCAGTATAGAGTCTACTACCCAATTTGTTAAAGTCTTTCCCATATCTATAAGTATCTTAGATTTATTAATTAGTTATTTTTTATCCACAATACAAGTATCCATATACATTTTCCATTCTACCATTAGAATCCCATGAAGAGGATATCATACACTTAGCAACTGTATATGAAGTATGTGATTGTCTTTCTTCGTAAAGTGGACTTGAACCACTAAATGAAGTTACCACCCACTCTGATGGTTGTTTCATTAGATAACCAGGCGTATCTGATGAACATAGTAAATCTCCTTTATTTACATCACCACCTTGGTTACACAATTTAAAACCAGGTAAAACAAATGAACCTGATTCATCCTGCGTTACACTATCCCCAATCGAAGCCACTTTCCAAATTTCTTTAGAACCTGTTTGACTTACAGGAATATAATCGCCAAATGAATCTTTTCTTGATGCGGAGTAGTATTCCTCAGGTGGGGTAAGTTCGTCTGAATCACTTGTATCATTTTTTCCTAATCCAAATCCTTCAAATTTCTGAACATAACTTAGTTCAAGTTTTTCCCACAGAATTCCAACAACATTAGTGTCTTTTGCAGTTGTGACTTTATGAAGTTCATTATTTACACCTAATTTAACCAAGTCACCAGAATTAATATCTGATGTTACATCTTTTTTGTATTGGTGTCCAAGTGTTGTTTCAAGGCCGGATGGTCCAGTCGGTGCGGGTGATAACTTAGATGATGTATTGTGTGAAAGTATTCCATTTGAAACATAGTTGTGAACTACATCTAATTCATAATTCCAAACTTCAACTTCTTCATCAAAAGTTTCTATACTTTTTATTTTATCAATAACTAAGTTTTCACCATCGGCAACATACAACTCACCACCAACTCCAAGCTCATCTATTGCAATTGCAGAATTTGGATAATCAGGATGATATAGTAAATGTGAGTTAGAACATTTTAGTTCTTTGCCCGATTCTGTTTTTATTAAACTCCATCCTTCAACTTTATCTCTAGTAATGTGGTCAATCGGTGACCAATCCCATTCTTTAGTTTCAAAGTTAAATACTTTGATTATATCATCGTCTTTTGTATCTTCTATATTTATCTCACCTCTTTTAGTAATTATTTTAGTACCAGGCAATACACAACTATAACTTCCACCATATGCAGTTGAAATTGCAGTCAATTCAGTATCAATATCATCTTCAAGGTTTGTAAATCTTGTAGCAGCATTTTTAACTGTTCCATCACTATCTCTAAATCTTGGTACTTTTAGAATTAAACCAGTTGCGTCAACACCAAACATGGTATTAAATGCTTTTGTTGTACTACCAGACTTGAAGGTTGCGGTATCTTCAAGAATTCCTTTAAATGTTGCAGTACCATCTTGTGCAATTTTAAATTGAGGTGCTGAAATATATCCTGAAGAACCTAATGTAAACTCACCATAAGTATCATTTGAGGTTGCCGTTCCTTTTGTTCCAATATGTGATGAACCAATTGTCCACCCACCAATAGAACCAGCTCCTGCGGTTACTGTACCATCAATGGATAATGTAGTTCCATCAAATTCAAGTTTTGGTGAACTTGTACCACCCATTTTAAATGTTCCTTTATCAAGACTTATTATAGAACCGTTGGTAGTACTTAAATTGTTAGACCTAATTGTTCCTGTCTTAATTGAATCACCACTAATTGTAGTAGAACCACCACCACCTGCGAACTCGGTAACTTTTATATAATCTATATATACCTTACCTGGTGCGTTATTATAGTTTACAAGAATCATTGGTGCAAATGCGTTTGTTGTAGTCCAAACTTGACCTGGGTCATGAATGTTTGGGTGAACGCCAGAAGTCTGGTAAGTTCCTGCAGTACCCTTAAAGTAACCTTTGTATATTACCCATTCACCAATCGTTGGTTGTGCACCACTTGCAGCAAAGTAGTGTTGACTATTATAATTACCCCCCGTACCAGAAGTACTACCCGCAGCATTAATTGCGGTAAGTTTAGTACTACCATCTGTATGTAATGAAGATGAGAAGGCAGTTATACCTGCGTAAATGTAATTATAAGAACCTGCAGCTCTCTGTACTCTAACTTCTATTTCATATAATGAGTTTGGATTAAATGGCATAACAGTATTTGAACTAAGCCAGGCCATGTCGTCAGTACCAGAATTATTACCAATTATAGCTACTGGCCCAAAGAATTGTCCGTAGTCTGTATCTGTAATTGAATCGTTTGCGGTGATAGCTCCACTAACTAAAGCCATTCCTACACCTGAACCATCTAATTTTGGATTTTTTCCTTGGTCTATATATGAGGGTCTTGCTTCTCGTGTTGCTGCGTTAAAGTCTTCAAAGTATAATGCTTCTGGTTGATTTCTACCTACAAGTTCAACATCACCACTAATTTTAATATTACCATTAGAACCACTAATAGATGTTAGTCCTCTACCAAAATAAAATTCTTGTACTGCGAAGTCAACGCCTGAACCTGATATCAATAATGTTTTAGCCGTATTGTCCCATGCGAAGTAACCTGCTCCTAATGCACCCGAACCACTACCTAAATAGAAGTTACCATCATTATCCATAAACGCACTCATGTCGTTTATTGTAGCTGCGGCAGTTAATGTATTATGGTATCCAAGAACTTCACTATTCATTACCAACCCAGCTGGCGCGGGGAATGGAATTGCGGATAATGTATCACCTAAGAAACTAAAGTCTTGATTGTCTGCACCTTGAGCGCCTGTACTTCCTTTTGCACCTGTTGAACCTGCCGAACCTGCTGCACCTTTTCCACCTTTTCCACCTTGAGCACCTTGACCACCTTGAGCACCTTTTCCACCCTGAGCACCTGCCGAACCTTGTTTAGATTTAGAGAACGACATGGTTTTTGCAATTATTACCTTTTGTGAACCACTACCACTAATTGCATTAATTTCTAATGAACCAGAATCTTTTGTTAGGGCGGTTATCTTAAAGTGATTATGTCCATTTGAGTATGTGTTACCCGATGACCCACCTGCGGATTGTAATTGACTAAACGAAACTCCTGTTGAACCTGTACCTGCGTACTTGTATGAATTAGTTTTATCAGTAATACCTTCAAATACAATCATATCGGTAATTGCACCATTTAATCCACCTGTTGCAATCGAACCTGCTGCGTTTGCAGGAATTGTATGTGATTCATTTGTAAGGAAACCTGTTACTGCGTCAGAACCATCTGCACCTGGCGTTCCATCCGAACCACCTTCTACTTTGAATATTGTAATTGAATCAGATAAATCACTTGCATTGTTCGATACCTCGATTGTAATTGGAAATTGATTTTTATTGGTAACTTTCCCTGCTGCATTGGATGCACCATTGTCAAATGTTAATGTAAATGTTTGAGTACCTGTACCATTTGTTACCGTACCACTTAAAGATGGAGTAGTAATCGAATTACCACCACCTTTAGTGATTGTAATATCACCTGTATCAATTGTATGTGCTAAGTTCTGCTGAACTACACTCATAGTAATTGTAGTAGGAGTTGAAGTTGTATCACTTGAGTCATCAAACGCAAAGGTTTGAGAATCCGAAAGTAAAGTTAGTGACCTTGCCGTTGAACCATCTAAACCATCATCACCTTGTCTTGCTACTGCAACCGACATAGTTTTTGCAATTTGAGTACTTGCACTTACTGCCGTCAATACAATAGAACCACTAAATGGTGAAGTTGTATTTGTAATGGTTACTGGATTAGTACCACTCGTTGTTATATGTGCTGATTTAGTAACAGATATACTATAATCACTTGTACTATCAGTCACACCCTCAAATACTATCATCTCAGTACTTGCACCTGCGAATGAAATAACTTCATCAGATGAACTTAATGGAAGTGTATGAGAATCGTTTGTTAAAAGCGCTGAAACTGCGGATGTACCATCTGAACCTGGCGAACCATCTGAACCACCTTCGACTTTAAATATTTTTACTGAATCAGTTAACCCATCTTTGGTACAAGAAATTTCAACAGGTAAATATCCTTTAGTTTGTTGCATCCCACCTGCGGATTGTCCACCGACCCACTTTAAACTACCACTTACAATACCAGTTCCATTTGAAACATCACTATTATCAAAAGCAAATCCCGTTACTACCGTACCACCATTTCTTGTAATTGTAATATCACTTGTTCCAATAGTACCTGTAAGATTTTGTTGTTGGAAACTAAATATAATATTAGATGGGGTTGCTGAAGAATCTGATGAATCATCAAAAGCAAATACAGGCGAATCTAAACTACCAATTAGTAATTTAGCGGATGTACCTGGATTACCATCTGCACCTTGTTTAGTTCGTGTAAGTGACATTGTTTTAATCAATCGTGTACTTGAACTAACTGCGTTAATTGTTAGTGACCCCGAATCAGCACTTAGGCCTGTTATACTAAAATGATTATGACCTGCCGTTGTTGCATTACCTGACGAACCACCTGCTGATTGTAAATGTGAAAATGTTGTTCCTGTCGATGCCGTAGCAGAGAATAAGTAATTAGATGATTTGTCTGTAACACCTTCGAATACTTTTACATCAGTTACACCACCTGCGAATGATGCAATACTACCACCCGAATCTGCAGGAAAGTTATGATTCTCATTTGTTAAGAAAGCGGTAACTGCATCCGTTCCATCTGTACCAGATGTTCCACCTTCTACTTTAAATACTTTTATACTATCTGTAAATGAGTCTTTACTTACTTCAATTGTAATTGGTAAATGAGTTTTAGATACGACTTTACCTGCCGCCGGAGTTGCCCCATTATCAAATGTAATACTACCACTTAATAAACCAGAACCATCACTTACATTACCACCTAATGATGGTGTTGTGATTGTTCCACCACCATTCTTAGTAATGGTAACATTACCTGTTGAAAGTGCCCCACTTAAATTTTGTTGATTGATAATAAACGATATTGAACTTGGTGTTGCAGTAGTATCTGCAGATGTATCAAAAGCGTAAACTTGAGAATCAACAGTAACTTGTAATGTTTTAGCATTAGAACCTGCGAGACCTGCAGTACCTTGTTTTGATTTAACCAAGGACATTGTTTTTGCAAGTTGTGTACTTGAACTTACTGCAGTAATTACTACTGACCCACTATCGTGTCCTGCTGCTGATATTGTTAATACATTTCCATTTGTACCACCCAATGCTGATGTTACTCCTAAACTACCTGTTCTACTATAAGAATAGTTTTCAGTTACATCTACAACACCTTCAAAGACAACCATTTCTGAAGTTGCGCCATTAAAACTAACAACTGTTCCATCTGATTGTGCAGCGAAGGTATGTGCTTCATTGGTTAAGAATGCCGTTACTGCATCTTGACCATCAGAACCTGGTGAACCATCTGAACCACCCTCTACCTTAAATAATTTTATTGTATCGGTTAATCCATTTTTAGTTGCTGATATTGTAATTGGGAAATGTGATTTAGTTCCTTCTATACCACCTGCATTTAGATTATTTCCAAACACAATACTACCACTTGCTATACCACTAAACTTTCCATCAGTAGAAGTTACATTAGTATTGTTGAAAGCAAAGTTTGTAATAGCATCATCACCTTGAGTTGTGATTGTAACATCACTACTTCCAATTGCGGCGTTTAAGTTTTGTTGGTTAAATGAGAATATAACATTTGTAGGTGTAGCCGTATTATCTGATGCACTATCAAATGCCATCACTTGTGAATCTAAACTTGCTACTAATGTTTTAGCATTAGAACCTGCGAGTCCCTCTGCACCTTTTGCACCTGCAGCACCTGCGGTTGATTTTGCAAGTGACATAGTTTTAACTAATTGAGTACTTGCACTAACTGCGGTTACTGTTAAAGAACCACTATCATGTCCCATTGCGGTTATACTAAATGTATCTGTGCTTTGATTAAAACTAACACCCAACGAACCTGTTCCACTAAATGAATACTTTGATGTCTTATCAGTAATACCTTCAAAGACAACCATATCAGTAACACCTTGACTAAAGTCTGATACTGTTCCTGATGAGTTTGCAGGGAATGTATGTGATTCGTTAGTTAAGAATGCCGTTACTGCATCTTGACCATCTGTACCTGGCGTTCCGTCTGCACCACCTTGTACTTTAAATATTGTTGTACTATCAGTTATATCATCTTTAGTAACCGATAGGGTTAATGGTAAGTCAGTTTTATTTAATGACAATCCACTAAAAGATAAACTACCACTTTGTTGTCCTGACCCTGATACTATTCCTGAAGTCCCACCTAATGATGGTGTTGATATTGTTGAACCACCTGCTTTAGTGATTGTGATATCACTTCCTGCGATTGTAGCTGACAGGTTTTGTTGACTGATTGTAAAGTTGATTACATTCGGAGTTGCGGAAGTATCCGTTGAATCATCAAATGCGTACACCGATGAGTCGGTTGTTATTTGTAATGACTTTGCAGTTGCAGATTCCGTTACGGCGTTAATTGCTTCTTCTACTGATTGAAATCCACCTTCTGGTGCAGTTATTTGAATAGTACCTTTTACTACTAAGTTAGTACCATCCCATGTAAATTTATCACCTAATGAGAATTTTGAATCCGAACCTAAAAAGAATCCTGTGTTTGTATTACCATGTGTTCCGACACCTGTAAACAATTTGGAATCTTGCATTTTGATTCCACCAATAGAACCTGTGTTTGCTATTATACCACCTTGAAGGAATACATTATCAGTTGCCAATCCAAATCCTGGATTTGAATTACCGAATACATAAGATGAGTTAGCCAACCCACTTAAATCACCCAATCGAACTTTTAATCCAACATCATATAATCCACTACCTGTTCTTTCAACAATATCCATAAACGGAGTATTGGTGTCTCGTGGATTTGCATTCATTTTAATGTAACCACTACCACTCAGTCCAGTTGATACTATCACCTGACCTTCATCGTATGGTTGAGCTGCTGATGCTAAATCACCAACAAAATCACCTTGTGACCCACTTCCATATCCTCTTGTTACATATAGTCTACCATGTACTTCGTCTGCGCCAGAATTATCACCATCAAGTGATGCCGAGTTTACTAAAATATATTCTGTTTGGAATCCTGTACTATCTACTTTTTTAGCTAATAGAATTTCACCAACAGTAAACCCACTTGCATTCTTAACTGACATTGTTGTGTCATTTGCAGTAATGTTTGACCCTGTTAATGTTGTTGCGTTAGTAACCCATAGTTGACCACCAACTGCGTTTACAGATTCTTTCTCAAATGTAGTTGTTCTTAGAGTACCTCTAATTCTTACATTTTCAAACTCTGCAGTTCCATTACCTTCTGAAGATATTTTCCATCCTTTAAAATTACTTGCGAAATCTTTTGTCTGTAAAATACCCTCTGGTTTCATTATAAGATTACCACCCTCAATGGATGATGTTGTAATGTCCCATCCACCAATAGATGCTGATTGGAATATAGCAAATCCATCGGCGTCAATAGATGACGAGGCGTTTTGTCTTGTAGAAGGGTTTCCACTAATTTGTGCAGGAGTACGAATGTTGTTTGCAGTAACTGCCCCTAAGATAGTTACACCATCTGTAATCGTACCACCTTCTATTAATACTTTTGATGCGGTTATATCACCTTGAGCTTTTAATCTTAATGAATTGTCTGATGACCTAATCTCATCTGAAACAACCTCAAATCCTGCAATAGATGCAGATGCGAATCTTGCAAAACCATCTTGGTCAATTGACGATGATGCGTTTGCTTTAGTTGAAGGAGAACCATTAACTACGGCAGGAGTCCTAATTTGATTTACTGTAAGTGATGATTTTATTGTTGCGTTTGTACCAATTATCAATTGACCTGTGTTTGGGTCTAAGTGAAAGTCAGATGAACTAATTTCAATCTTACCATCCGAACCACTCATAAATTGACTACCCGGCGTACCTATAAAAAACTTCTCTGCTTTTACATCTAATAAACCACTACCTGATGTTGTGAATATAAGGTGACTCTTATCATTCTCAGATACGAACTCAAATCCGACACCTTCCATTAAGTCACTACCAACTACCAAGTTACCACTACCAGAATATATTAAAAATCCACCTGGCCCTTTTCCTTCGGATGCGGATGTAAATCCTTTATATCCAACAGACCTTAAGAATCCACTACTTGCTCCACCGATTTCAATACCACTACCTAATGCGTTTGATATAAAAATAGAACCTGTTATTAAAGAACCCTTACCACCAATGAAAGTAGTAGAACCTGGAAATACCACATCTTCTATTATAATGAAGGTTTCCGATGGTTCGTTTTTACTATTTAAGAATTCTATTCTAATAGTCTTGGGGTCACCAATATGTTGAGATGGTATTGGTATTGTAAATATGAAGTCTGAACCATCAGTTGGTTCTATATATCGTGTTGTTGCAATTGTTTCAAAATCAGTACCAAGTCCTTGTGATTTAACAGAGGTTCTTAGTAATTCAATTTTACCTGCAACTGGGTCGGCACTTGTGATTGTAAATGTAGATACTGTTTGTAGGTTTTGTGATGTTCCTACCGATGCCGATGAAAAATATTCAATGTGAGCAGGAATTGTTGCTGCATCACTAAATCTGTACTGGTGGTCTTGACTACCCGTTATAGGGTCTTTTATTTGTAATATGTTACTACTTGATACACTTAAGATAGATGATGTAAAGTTTGTTGGTTGTGCAACACCTTTTTGTCTTGGGAAAATAGTTTGTGATGATAAATCTAATCTTACTTCACCACCAATCATCATACTATTAAATCCAGTACCAGCCGTTTTGGTTAGAATTACATCATCACCAAAAGTTGACCTTTGATACTTGACACTATGTGTATCTGTTGTTAATGTTAGGGTTGCGTTTCTACCCTGACCCAATTCATCTTCAGTTTCTTGATTTAATTCAAATGTACTAAATGGTTGTAAACTTGCAGATATTGATGCGAGTGGTAAAATCTTTTCATCAAAAATAATATCGGAAGAAGACCCTTGATTTACTCTTACAGGAATATCTCTATTCCATCTTACTGCGTTTCCATTTCTAGCCGTACCTACAATTGTTACTTTTGCAGTTCCAGATGCGGTATTTTCTGATGGGTCTGTTCTATCTGTATAAACCCAAATACTAACTATCTTACTTCCATCTCGTTCCTTTCCATTCATTATCTCAAAATAGATTGGATTTCCTTTTGAATCAAGAACCTCTATTTGTATTTCAGAGTTTCTTTTAAGTGAGTTGGAACCTGTTAGTCGTATTGTGTTTTTACCTGACCCAAAGAATTCGGGCACTTCCGTTACATTAAAAAATGTTGAGGTTGGATTGGTATCCTCTACAACAGGTGGTTTCGCAGGTGAAAATCGTGGGGTCGGTCCAGACCTTGCATCTCTCAAACTCGCACTTGTTCTTGGTGCGAATTGTTTGTTTAGATTTTTCTTACCTCTTCTTCTGAATGGTATTGCCATTTATACTCTCCATATATAACTATAAATATGAAACTTTTGAGAACCCACGAACTTTACTGATATCTATTATTTGGTCTACCATGTCTCTCGTTTTGTCAATATGACTTATTGTTACAATAAAATCAAATTGTGTCTTAAGGTAATCAAATAATAAATATAGAGAATTAAAGTTATCAGTATCTAAAGAACCAAATCCTTCGTCAATAGCGATAAAGTTTGGTCTTGGTAAATTAGATACATTTATTAACGCAGTTCTTATTGCGATAGAAGATATAAACTTTTCCATACCACTTGTTAATTCAAGAGGCCAGTATTCATCAGTACCATATGCGATATATGAATTGATGTTTTTACCATCTGTATTTAGTAGTACTTGGAAGTCTACTATTGGTTGTAGTATGTTGTTTATTTCTATTTCTAATTTTGGTAATACTTCGGATATTAGTTGATACGGAATCCCATCTCGTCTAACACACTTAAGATAAAACTCATATCCATCGTACTTGATTTCCATATCACGAAGTTTTTCTATTGATTCATTAACTTGTTGTATAGACTTTTCTGCTAATTTTATATCAGAGTTAATCGACATTACTTCTTCGTTAACCTCGGATATTTTGTCTTTTAAAGTTTCTCGTGTGTTTTTAAAAGAATCAATTCTTTCATTTACTAACTTGTTGTGTTCAACTGCTTGTTGTTGCTTATTTGCTTTGTCAATTGTTTTAGATAAAGTCTGTATTTCGGATTTGTAGTTATCTACCAACTTAATACACTCATCATAAACCTTTGTTGCATTTAACCACTCTTTACCCAAATCCAATTGTTCATCTACCAATGATTCATAGTCTTGTAGTTGGTTTCTAACATCAAAGTCATTTCGGTCTTCTAATACTTTTATCTTAGTTTTAATTAACTTTTCATATTTTGAATTTTGACTCTTAATGTCTTTTTGTAATTGTTCTGCTTGTTTAGCGAATGGTGTATTTTTATTCTGTACACAATGTTCACAATTGTCATCAAAGGTCAATTGCCCAATACCATCTAAGTGAGACCTCATATGTTTTAAGTCTAACTCAATGGTCTGAGATTGTTTTTCTAAATCATTAAATTTTATATTTAAAGTTTCATACTTAATATTCTTACCTTTAAGTTCTTTAATATTTAATTTCTTTAATTTAGATTCTATATCTTTTTGTTTGGCTTCGATATCATTAATCTGTAATTTATTGAAATCACATTCTGAGTTTTGATTGTCTAAAAGAACTTTGACCTCGTCTAACTTAGATTCTAAGGTTTCGATATCACCGATATCCTCGACTGGTTTTAAAGTTCTCATTTCAAACTCCATTTTCATATTGGTGTTATCTAACTTTAATTCGAGTTCATCTTTTCTTTCTTGTAACTCATCTAAAGAACCTGTGATTGATGTTAGAGATTGTTCTGCTTCAATTAACTGACTTGGAAAGTCTTCTTTCTTATATTCTCTAAGTAATGTGTTCAACTCTCTAATCTCTTCACTTGCTATCGTCCATAAATCTTCGAATACATCCATATCCAAAAATTGTGCTAATAGTTCTTTTCTTTCCTTTTGAGATTTTTCTATGAACCCACTACTATTAGATTGTGTTGACATCGCAGTTAAAACAAAGTCTTCATATGTTCCAATGTACTCACGAATGATTGCATTGGTCTCTCTTCTTTGTTCACCATTAAGTGATTGTCTTTCACCATCTACAATACGATAAAACTCCACATCAACTTTTACAGTTCCTCTTTTTGGACTTTTCTTTGCTTTTCGTTCTATAAAGTATTGTACATTATTTAATTCAAATTGGAACTTACAATCAAATCCCATTTTAGAATAGTTTAGAACATCCTCTGCTCTGATTGTCCTTGAACATTTATCAAACATACAAAAAGACAATGCGTCCCATAGAGTTGACTTACCACTTGCGTTTGGTGCGAATATCCCATATGCACCTTTCATGTTAGTAAAATCAATTACATTGTTAGTACCATACGAGAACATATTAGAAAACTCAAATCTTCTTGGAATCCAAGTTGAATTACTAATAACATTATGTTTACCGAGTTTATCGTTTATGTCATTATTAATCTGAGTAACTACTTCAAGTTGTTCTTTTGTAAGATGGTCAGTCTCTTCTAAATATTCAGAAATTAATTTGTTTTGAAATCCTGTATCTCTTACATTTTGTAAAACTATTGATTGGTGTTCTACATCTCTTTTTCGAGTAAGAACTTTCTGTACTGTTAGTTCTTGAACATCCCTACCTTTTTTTATTTCTGCTATAAGTTTGTTTAGTTGTGATGTCTTAGTATCTTTTACCCTTACTCTTATTCTTGGTTTATTTGGAATGTAGTTATCAGATACTATCTTACCATTCTCAATATCAATAGTAACATAACCATAATCATTGTGAACTTCGATAAACTTACTTTGTAAAGTTTCCATGTCCCAAACTAAAATACCATGCTTTGGATATTTAGCCTCACCATGATTTTGAACTATAAGTGAACCTGGATATTTTATATGTGAATTACCCATTACTGAATTATTAGGTTTATGAATATCACCTAATAAAACTAAATCAAAATCAGTAAAGTGAGATACCTTAACATTTTTGTTTTGAATCACAAATCCATGTTCCGTTTCTATATTATCTACGGGGCCATGGAATACACCAATTCTACCATTATTCTTTTTATAGTCTTTTGCTTGTGGGAATCCTTCAGAAGTATCCCATATTGATTTATGTATAAATGTATAACCACCAATACCATAACCACCTGTATCTCTTAGGTAGTAAAGGTTTTTGTGGTCTAATGCTTTCATGATTGGACTGAGTGCATCAAGTCTTGATGTGTTGTTTAGATTTGCATCGTGATTACCAGGAATTACAATAGTTGGTAATAAGTCTGCTAACTTACAAAAGAATTCTTGAGTTAAATCTACAACCTCAGGTGACATATCTGTTTTTGCGTGAACAATATCACCTGCAATATAGATGATATCATTTTCACCCATAGTAGATAATATGTGTCCATACAATTGTGAGAATACCTCACGATACTCTTTATGTCTTTTTAGATTTCTAATATGAACATCGGCAATATGATATATCTTATCAATTTTCTCAACACCGATGTCGATGTATTTTATTTTTCTCATACATTAAAAAGCTGATACTCCATTAACTTTCTTAAGTCTAATGATGGTGTATCATAAATTTTTTGGTTTATATTTTCATAACCCATATCGGATGCGTCTTCCTCTCCCATATCAACCAAATGCGTATCTATCCCATACGACATAAACTTCTTTGAAAGACCTATGGCATTAGATAGAGCATCGGAATCTAAACAAATATACAACTTTTTTACTTTATTTGCAACTATTTTCTTTTCTAATTCCGATTGGATTGATTTTCCGAATAATGGTATTGCGTTTCTTCGTATTGCGATTGCGTCAAACGCCCCCTCACATAATACCAATGGTGTATCCCAATTTATTAAAAGGTCAAACCCTATAATGTTTTTAGATACCTTTGGATTCTTATGTTTAAATTTGCCTTGATAGAATGACCTACCTACAAAAAAGTTTAGCCGGCCTCTGTCATCATACGATGGTATAATAATCTTATCTTCATATTCTCCTGTTTCACAATATCCAATATTGTATTTAATTATATCTTCGGGTCTCAATCCCCTTTTTAACAAATAATTTAATGCGTGTTTATACTTGAAAGAATCTGACTTCTTATAAAGTGGTTTAAATTCCTTTGGTAATTCTACTTGCTCTACGATAGTATCAGTTTGATAATCTGAATTGTATCGATTTACCCTACTGAATATACTATTGTACTCATCCCATGTTGATTTGGATACACGAAGTTTCTTGAATAAGGTTTTAATTGTACGACCCTTTTCATCCGATATCCAACAATGCCATGGATTCTTACCATCAGAAGTAATCCTAATGTTAATCTCTAACTTAGGTTTGTAGTGGTCAACAAATGGTGAGTAAAACGCATAGTTATCACCTGATGTTCTCTTGGATTTACCAAGAACGGACTCCAATAATTGCAGTAGTCTATCTTCCATTTAATATAAAGTTACCTTAATATACGAAATTATTTCGAGAATGCAAAGAAATTTTGTGAAGGTTTTTCATCTATCCATTCTTGTGGGATTTCCTTCTTTGCCCATTTGAACCCATTCTTCTCACACCACTCGGCGTAAGTAGTTTTAGAACCTTTGTATATTTTACCATTTGGTGATTGTAATACAAACCTTAAATCCATCTCTGGATTTTGTTCTTTTATTAATAAATGTTTTTTTCTATCTTCAGGTAAAAACCACCCCTTGGATTCTATATAAATTCCATTTGGTAATTTAAAATCTGGTTTGTAAGTATGGTATGTTGCTGGTATTGTATATGATACTTCGTGTTTTTCATATTCACCATCGATACCTTGAGCTTGAAGTTGTTCATCAATTCGTGTCTCAAGGCCGGACTTATGTCCTTTTTGTTTTTGGATGTGACTCCAATTGCCTTTTTTATTCATAACTATTCAAAATCTAATCGAATATCAATCGTTACATCAACATCCTGTCGTTTCTTTAATGGCGAACCTAATTTACCTATTGCGAGTAAATCACCCGTATCATTGTATAAACCTACTGATGTTATATATGGTCTGAAATCTGACCCTGTTACAAACGCTTTTAATTCGTGATTATCTTCTGTACCACCTTTTCTTAAAGTGTTGTTTTGTGATACATTATATTCATTTTTCCCAATCTCACATAATATGGATTGCATTTCTATTTTCTTTGTTGACTTATATGTAAACTCATATCCCTTGTCTGTATAATCAAAGTCACCATTTCCTAAGAAACAATTTTGATATTTGGGTCTTGGGTCTGTTACTACTATTAATCCTTTTTGATAATATACATAACCAACATCTCGTGTTTGATATGCCGACCCACTTATCACATGATTGTTTGATAAAGAACCTACATGCGCAGGTGTTAAATGTCTATTATAAATTCTGACCTCATCTACTGACCCACTTGTTCCTGTGAATTTTCTTAATCCCCCATTGTCACACATTATAGTAATATCAGCTTCATTGGAGAATGTTCGTCTTTGTGATGTTATTACATTTCCAACTAAAGTACCATCTATATAAAAGTTAAATCTATTTTGTAATGGATTAAATGAATTATTGTGCGTTACTATAATATTATGCCAGTTATTATCATTATACTTTGTAGATGAACTTAAAGTCATTATAGGTTTTTTGTCTTCCCTACCATCACTATACTGAAAAACTATCTGTCCGTTTTTTGCACCTGCCGTTTGATTGTGTACACTAATATCAAATGGGAACTGTCCATCTGTTGAAGTATCTAATCGTCTCGTGATTGATGGTGCAGTTGAATACGGGTCTACTTTTTGATTTGATTTCTTTATAAGAGTATTAGTAGTATTATCTGTAAAAGATTGGCTTGGCGGTAACTTTACCCATAAAGAAATACCAAAGTCATTTTGTGGTGTAAAGAAAGTATAATGGGAAGTTCCCATTGTTGTATATAAATGGGATTGTTGTGTCATATGTACACCATACCCACTTGAACTAACTTCTCCTGTTGTAGTAATACCAGGAACAACTTTTGCTTTACTTATGTGAACATCTCTTCCATCAGGCCCATCGTCTTTAGACTTTTTGTAAAATGTATTAAATGTACCATCTTGAAATCCTAAGTAAAACTTTAAATTCTTTTTAGGTACAAAGTTAGTATTGTCTATTACCGTATCGTATAAGATACCACACTCGTTTGTATGTTTTGATTCACTTAAAAATAAAGAAGAAGATGCGGCTAATTTAGAATGGTCTGTTACTGTTACTGAACCTGGCTTTATACCCAACCCAAATTTATTTTGAGGTATTGATATAATAGATGCAGTTGGATGTAACAAGTGACCACCATGCCCACCTTTAAAACAACTTGCGTCAATTGTACTCCACATAATTTTCTGTGGAATCTTATTCATAACAGGAACTACTGCTCTTGATTGAGTAAGTAAGTCACTAT